TAGCCTCAGCTTCTAAAACCTGTTCAGTTTTATAAGTCTTTTTATTAGTAATTTCAAGTAATACTTTTGGCTTTGGTCTTGACATTATATACGCTCTCTAAATATGCGTATATATTTATCCTATTTTACCTTAAAATCCACCACCGTCAACCTTAACTTCGACGCTGGAATTTTGAGTAGATGCTAAGATTTGATCCATTTCGCCAGTTAATCGTGTCATTACTACACTTAAACTATTTTGTAAATCTGTAACTTCTTGTATTGATAATGTAAGATTCTTTTGATTTGATCGTATGGCTATACGTGATTTTTCTAAAAAACTTTCTATAGGTAATGTGTTTAACTGTTTCATAGTTTGTTTATAGTATTTAACATACTCTTCATTTCTTGTTCTGTCTTAAACGGCCCATGATACGGATACCGTTCTAGTGTAATTAATTTTGGACAAAAACTTTTAACCCATCCTTTGCGAAATTTAATTACATAATATCCAGCACAATATTGACTTTTACTTTTATTACTTTTAGCAAATAACGGTAATTTTTCTCTTACGCTATAAACAGGTTCAAAGGGTTTACTACTACACGGATAATCGTAAATTGATTTATTAGTTATAGTATCTGTTGATTTTTTTATAGATTCGTCTAATTTAATAATACCGAACTGAGATTTAATATCGTTAAGATCGGAAAATGGAATACTTCTTCCATTTTTATTAAAGGTATATCCTTTTTTCTGTTTACTAATACTTCCAATCTTAAATTCCCCGTCTTTAACTAACCATTCTTTATTTGGAATTAATACTTTAGTGACTGAAATCATAAAACATACCTTGCATTTAATGGTTCTACATAACTCTGTACCTGTTCACTAATCTTTTGTAAATCATATTCGGCACAGAATTTTAAGAAGCGTACACCTACCTGCGATATACTTTTCTCCGCTGTTGTTGCTGTATTGATAGTTTCTTTTATTATTAATTTAATATCTTCAGGTTGTGCTGTTAGGTCACACAGATTTACGTTTCGAGTATAATCATCTAACACACGGTGTTCTACACCCTCATGATCAGTCCATCGTTGTAACATCATGTTATTCCAGTTATACCCTTTGCTGTCTCTATCGGCAAAGGCCTCACGTAATCCAACTTTATTTTTTGTACCTTTTTCTCTTACACCTGGGTACGCACTAAAGATATTGTCGCTAGTGTCTCCACGCATACATTTTTCAAATAATAACCAACTTGGATTTGGAGCAGGCTTTTCTAAACTAGTTTTCTTATCAACTACACGTTTACCTTTTTCATCAAAGTATCCTTCATGCGTAGTTGTGACTTGCATAACACCGTTGTATTGTTTTACGTTAGGTGCTATGAGCTGTGCAAAGTCTCCATCTGTTGAAATAATAATGTGATTGTCTTGCGGATGACTTTGAATCCAACCCGCTATAAGATCGTCTGCTTCTAATTGTGGATTTTGTAACACAGTACAATTAGTTTTATTTGTAATAAAGTCTTTGAACTGATCAAAAGTTTCCCAAAACACTCTATCTTCTTCTTGCTCACGAGGACTTGCGGCGGCACGAGCATCACTACGTTGGCGCTTGTATGGAGCATAGTAATCTTTACGCCAACTACGACCTTCTAGACAAAATATAACATGGTCACCTTTGAAATCTCTCCATGCTTTACGAACACTGCTTAATACTGTGTGAATACTTATTCCAATCTTATCATTAAGGTCGCCACGCATGACGTGCCTGGCTCTAAAAAATGTATTAGCTGTATCTACAAGTATGTATGTTTTTGACATCAATAAACCTCAGTTCTTCCATCGTCTCTTAATGCTCTGTTAACATAACCACTACCTCGACTATCCATATTGACACCTTCTTCAGCACCAATATTTCTGCAGAGTTCTTGGAACCATTTATCTACTACTTCTTCATCTGTAGCGCCGGAATAACCAGCTTGTCTTAATTGTAACACAAAAAACTCGTTCCAGTCAAGTTCAAAAAACCCATTCTTAAGATCATCTTTGGCCACGTGTGTTTGTAGCACACCTACCCAAGGTTCTTTAGCTTCTGTAGCCTGTTCTTTTGGATTAAGTTTAGCTAATCGTTCTTTTTCTACAATATCTAATAATCTCGTTTCTGCTTCTTTAGTTGCGGCTTCTATTTTATCCAAACCGATCATACGTTTAAGTAAATTCTTAATCATGTCTTTCCTTTAACAACCATATTAGGTGTTCAACGGCCTTGTGGTATCGAAATTCGTATGCAGGCGTGCCTGGACCGGTCCATAAGGCTTCTCCTTCGTATGCACGGCAAAACCATAAACGTTGACCTGACAAGTTACAACGTTTAGGCCACCATATGAATTTCAATGTCCATTTTGCACGTTCGTAAAACGCTTGTTCGACCCAGTCTTCAGTTATCTCTATGAGAGGAGTCGGCATTGGCATTAGGTACCCCATTCATTCTTAAATAAAGGAACTTGTAACCTATCACTGTATCTTAATCCGTGTTTCATAGCTATCAACGCTACAGTTTTATTATTTAAGGAATATACACTTTCAACTCCACCAACTGGCATTAAGTATATGTGACCTGTGAATCCAGCATTTCGATATGCGTCAATTGCACACTGGGCGTCTGCAAAGTCTTGTTCTGTAGCAATAACAAATTTCAAATATGCTGTTCCATATTTTTCGTATTCGCAAACAATTTCTGGACAAATAGCATCTTCCCATTTTTCACCACTGCAAGGAAGTTTAGCACTTACACTAAAAGTAATTTCTCTTGATCTAAGAGCACTTACAGATCCTTTGTGGATATCTTCCGTCCATTCAGTTAAGTACTTGCCAAATTCTTCTGTTATCTTTTGAGTACCATTTGTTTCAAATGTTATTTCACGAAGTCTCCACATACTTGGATGTTCCAACAAATCTGGATAAGCACGTTGCCAACCTAATAATGGCTCTCCACCGGTTATAACAAGATGCTCGTCTTCCCAACGTTTATTTGGAAGGATCTCCATAATGCGATTTACAATACCATTAGTTTCCATCATTGGACTTAATTCCTTAAAGTCTGGATGCCAACTAGCATAGCTATCGCAACCTGTAGTTACTAACGGTAAATTTTCGTATTTTGGAAAAGGAGCGAACTCATGTATTGAAGCAAGTTCGTCGGCTTCTGTACTTAACTCGCCTCTAGGCATACCAAATCCCCTACAAGAAAAATTGCAACCAAATGTACGTAAGAAAACAGAAGGAACGCCCATATAACGTCCTTCACCTTGTATAGAATAAAATAGTTCTGCTATTTTAATTTTGCTCATTGACCACCTGCCCCTGAACCGTTTGGAAAATAGTTTGGCATATTTCTTAAAGCTAATTGAGTATCCTCATATAACGCTAATCTTTCTCTGTATTCATCTTCGCTTAAAGCATGCCAGCCACAACATTTACCTGTTGGACTACGACCGCATCCGCATCCACCTGGAACTTTTTCGTTTATCGGAGTCATCATTTCATTAACCCTTCACACAATGTTTTAATTTCTTCTTTTGTCATAAAAAAGTTATATGAACTAGCACTACTTACATTATTATCTTTGTCTAGATTTTCTTGAATAAAATCTAAACTATAAATTCCTTCTGGTTTACTTACTGCCCACGACTTTACTCGCAATCTAAATCCTGGTTGTTCTTTAACTGTAAATTCTTTAATTTCCATTTTCTTCTCCTTTTAGGTTATACACTATCTTTGTTCTATTATACACTTGATTATTTAGATAATCAAGAATTAGTCTGCTTTATATTTTGGTGAGTGATAATTACCTTTACCCGGAATTGTATTTCGTACACCACCGACTGGATCTTCAACATCTCCTTTTCTACGGGGGATAAGATGTATATGAGGCCAATTGACAGTTTGGCCTGCACTTGTGCCGTAGTTAAGTCCTACGTTGAATCCGTCCCATTCTCCAGAGTCTACCATTTCTTTACCTTCTCTAAACGCATCTGCAAACGCATCATTTAATACTCCTACCGTATTATATTTAGGCACAAACAACAAGTGTCCCGGAGTACACGGATACTTGTCATGGTAGACAACAACGTGAAAATCTTCTCGAAAAATATTATCCCAAGGGGCTGAACTTTTTTCAACACTATCTGGACCATCGAATATTTTATGTGTAATTTTGAGTCTCCTTAAATCTTGATCGAAACGCACTTTCCCAACAGCTATAACTCTCGTCAGTGCGTATATTTTTATAGAATATAGTATCCTCTTCTATTCCACCGTTTTTACCAATAAACCATACTTCGAATTCTTTATTATCACTTATCCACCGACTTCCAACCTT